TGGAGCTAAAGTTTTTGGATGTTATCTTGCAACAGCCGTTGCAACTACTGTAGAAGTTGGTCCTACATTACCAGATGGAACACAAGCAACAGAACAACAATTTAATTCTATAACAGTTCCTTTAGTAAATGCAGCAGGTAGTTCAGAAACAGGAGGCGGTTTTCAGTGTACAATTGGACCCGTTAATGATAGAGCTTAATTATGGCCGGATTATCTAACTATACATATTCAACATTAGTTACAGCTATAAGAGATTATACTGAAGTTGACTCTAATGTGTTTACAGAAACTATCATAGATGGTTTTATTATGTCTGCACAAAACAGAATTAATTTAGATCTTCCTATGGACTCAGATAGATTTCAAGATCAAGGACAATTTGTGACAGATTTTAATACAATTACTATGCCTGCTAAACTGTTATTTGTAAGAGGTATAGAAGTATTTAATTCAACAGCAAATACTAATGGTCAAGGAATATGGTTAGAAAAACGTGATCAAACTTTTATGTCAGAGTACGTTGGTAATTTAACAGGTACATCAGGTGGTGCAGCAGCTCAAGATGTAACAGGATTACCTAAATATTATTCAATGTTTGGTGGTGCAACAACAGGAGCTACTACAGCTACTTCAGGTGCTATTTATTTAGCTCCAACACCAGACGCTAATTATCAATATATTATACATTATAATGCAATGCCCGTGGGTCTTGGATCAGGAGCAGATGGTACTTCAGAGACATATTTAAGTAACTATTTTCCACAAGGGTTATTATATGCTTGTTTAGTAGAAGCATATGGATTTTTAAAAGGTCCAACAGATATGTTGACATTATACGACGGAAAGTATAAACAAGAACTACAAAAGTTTGCAGCGATGCAAATTGGAAGAAGAAGACGAGACGATTACACGGATGGAACAATAAGAATACCAATCGAGTCAGCGCCTCAATAATTAGGAGATAAAAATTATGGCAATAACATCGGCAGTATGCAATACATTTAAAACAGAAGTTTTAAAAGCGGTACACAATTTTACAAATGGTGCAAATACTTTTAGACTAGCATTGTACACAAGTTCAGCAACATTAAATAAATCAACAACTGCCTACACTACATCTAATGAAGTAGCTAATGGTAACGGTTATACTACTAAAGGAGAAGCATTAACAAATGTAACACCAGCTTTATCAGGTGATACAGCAGTTTGTGATTTTGCAAATATTTCTTTTACATCAGCTTCATTTACAGCTAACGGTTGTTTAATTTTTAATGACACAGCAAGTGGTGATCCATCTGTTTGTGCCATTGCATTTGGTGGAGATAAAACTGTAACAAGTGGAACTTTCACAATAGAATTTCCAGCAGCAGACGCATCGAACGCTATACTTAGAATAGCATAGGAGTAGCCCATGTCTGGATGGGGACGATTCACCTGGGGCCAAGCCGAGTGGGGTGAGGACGATTTAATAGTCACAGGTTGGGGCTCTGATACATGGGGTTTTGAAAACTGGGGAGAATCCTCTGTTGACGTATCATTAACAGGTTTATCAACAACATCTTCCGTAGGTGCACTTTCACCTTCTGTAGAAGAAATAATTTCATTAACAGGACTTTCAACAACTTCTGCAATAGGTTCACCCGTTGCAAGATCTGATGTCTCATTAACTCCAACAGGACTTTCAACAACATCATCTTTTGGTGCAGTTAATATTAATGAAACACATATACTAACAGGTTTATCAACTACATCTGCAGTAGGAGCATTAGCTCCACAAACAGATGTTTCATTAACTTTATCCGGACAATCGGCTTCAACTTCTCTTAATAGTTTAATTATTTTTGCTGGAGCTAATTTAACACCAGCAGGAGTTTCATCAACTTCTGCAGTAGGTTCACTTACAACTGAGGTAGAAAATTTTATTCCGTTAACGGGAGTTTCAACAACGTCTTCTGTTGGATCTGTTAATATTAATGAAGCACATATTTTAACTTCACCAGGAGCTTCAACAGCTTCTGTTGGTGCAATTTCACCAGATGGACAAACAGTAGGATTAGTTGGACAAGGATTACTATTATCTCAATTTGGAACACTATCTCCAAAGATAGATGTTTCATTGACTCTAACAGGAGTTTCAACAACATCTGCAGTAGGTTCACTTTCACCTGCTCTAACTGAAATAGTTTCATTAACTGGAGTCTCAGCTACGTCTGCAGTAGGTTCTATCGACCTTGGGTTAACAGTATTCCCAACTGGAGTATCAGCAACATCTTCAGTAGGTTCTATTTCACCTTCTATAGAAGAAATAATTTCATTAACTGGAGTTTCAGCTACATCTGCAGTAGGTTCACTTTCACCTAGTATAACTGAAACAATTACATTAACGGGAGTACAAGCAACAACTGAATTAAATGCTAATGTCGGTTTAAGATATTTTAATAGGTTAGTACCTAAAAATAGTACTGGTTATAATAGATTAACACCTAAAGATAGCACGGGTTACACCAGAACAACGGCATAACATGTTTGACTTAAAACTAAATAAACTATATAAATAAAACAATTAGGAGAATAAATAATGGCATCAACTTTTACGGATCTTGGCTTAGAGCTAATGGCAACCGGCGAAAACGCTGGTACTTGGGGAACAAAAACTAACGCAAATTTAAGTCTTATTGAACAACTTACAGGTGGTGTTTTACAGGTTTCTATTGCTGGTGGTGCAGGAACTACAACTTTAGATATAGATGACGGTGCTTTAACAGGTACTGCTCAACAAAGAGTTATAGAACTTACGGGATCTATAACAGGAAACAGAATTGTAACATGGCCTCTTCTTACAGAAAATTTTTATATTATTAAAAACGGCACGTCAGGTGCATACACAGTACAATTAAAAGCAGCATCTGGTTCAGGTGCAACTGTTACTTTTTCAACTACCGACAAAGGATACAAACTTATTTATCTTGATGGTGTTGCAACAAACACTGGATTGTTTGAAGCAACTATAGGAGAAGCAAATGAAGTAACTCTTACTGGAACACAAACTTTAACTAACAAAACTTTAACTTCACCTAAAATTGGTACTTCTATTTTAGATACTAACGGAAACGAATTAGCTTTACTTACAGCTACAAGTTCAGCAGTAAATGAATTTACAATTGCAAATGGTGCGTCAGGTAATGCACCAAGATTATCAGCAACAGGTGAAACTAACGTTGATTTAGATTTATTAGCTAAAGGTACAGGTCATGTAACTGTTAGAGGTGATACAAATGCCGGTGCTATTCAATTGAACTGTGAGTCTAATTCCCACGGTCAACAAATAAAATCACAACCTCATTCAGCTTCTGTTACTAACGTTATGTTATTACCTGCTGGAGCAGATTCAACTTTAGTGTCTTTAGTTTCAACAGATACTTTAACAAACAAAACTTTAACTTCACCAAAAATTAATGATTCTACAGCTATAACTGCAACAGGTACTGAAATAAATTACTCTGATCTTGCAACACTTGGAACAAGTGCGGCTTCAAAAGTATTATCAGCAAACAGTAATAATTTAACAACAATATCTGGTGCCATATTAAATACTGAGGATACATTAACAGACGGGTCAACTATTGCTTGGAATGTAATCAATAGCCCAGTTGCTAAGGTCACATTAGCTGGAAATAGAACTATGGCGGCTCCTTCAGGAACAGGTCCAGCTGCAGGACAATTCATATCTTTATTAGTTATTCAAGATGGTACAGGTTCAAGAACTATTACATGGAATGCCGTTTACGAATTTCCATCTGATACGGCCCCGACTTTAACAACAACAGCAAACTTAGGTGACATATTTTCATTTAGATACAACGGATCTAAATGGTTATTAATAGGTCAAACTTTGGCATTAACTTTATCATAGGAATATTATGTACGCATTAGTAGAATCAGGATCAATTACAAAATACTTCAATTACCCTAAAGGATTTACTCTAGGGGATTTACAATATCCTGCAGACATTTTTACAAAATGGTCTGTTGAAGAAAAAACAGCTATTGGTATTCATGAAGTAGTTTTTGATAATAGTAATAAAAAAGATGAGAAGTGGTATATTAATACTAATCAATCTTTTGCTTTTGCTGATGGAACAGTTACAGCTTCATATGGAACTGCTATTGCTAAACCTCATGCAGATGTAACAGAAACAATTGATGGAGTAGAATATACTACACCCGGTCTTAAAACAAATTTAATTAAAAGTTTAAAAATAAATGTTGCAAACGAATTAGCTAAAACTGATTGGTATATTATTAGAAACACAGAAAAATCTACAGCAATCCCAAGTAATATATCTACTCACAGAGACGCAGTTAGAACTAAACAAGCAGAAATAGAAACCTTAACTTTAAATGCAGTAGATACTGCAGCTCTTGAAACTTTATACACATATGTAAATATAGCGGATGAAGGAGATCCAGTTGTTATGGAAAGACCTTTAGGAGAACTACCAATATTGGAGTCGTAATCCATGACTATAATCATACCAGCAAACTCAGCAGTAGGGGGAGGTTTTGACGTTGCTAACTCATTAAGAACAAACAGAGGTAGCTCTGATTATTTATCAAGAACAAATGGAAGTGCTGGAAACAGAAGAACTTTCACAATATCTTATTGGATGAAAATAGCACAAGATTATTCTGTTGCACCTTATATTTTTGGTACAGCAACAAGTAGTACTAATATAATAGATCATTATTATAGTAATACTGGTGCTATAACAATCGAAGCCTATACTGGTTCATGGACTTTAAGATTAACTTCAGATCCTCTTTTAAGAGATCTTTCAGCTTGGTATCATATTTGTTATGCTGTTGATACAACACAAGGTACTGAAGCAAATAGAGTAAAACTTTATATTAATGGTGTTCAATCAACTTTTAATTCATCACCAAACAAAGTTTTTCCATCTCAAAATTTAGAACTACCATACAATCAAGATGGAGGTGGAGTAAGACTTAATTGCCAAGCATATCATAATGCAGAATTTATGGGTGCTTATTATTCTGAATTTTGTATGATTGATGGTTCTGCTTTAGCACCAACATCATTCGGAGAATTTGACGAAGATAGTGGAATATGGAAACCAATATCTGTATCTGGTTTAACCTTTGGCACAAATGGATTTTATTTAGACTTTGAAGATAGTTCAGCTTTAGGTAATGATGCTGCTGGTTCTAATAACTTTACAGTTAATAACCTTACAGCAATAGATCAGACTACTGATACTTGCACAAATAATTTTTGTACTATGAATCCTTTAGATACTTATAATAGTCCAACAATTACTAGTGGAAATACTATTTGTAATGCTGGTGGTAGTGATAAAGCTATGAGATCAACTATAGGTATATCAAGTGGTAAATGGTATTGGGAAGTAAATACTACAGCAAATAACTCTGCAAATATGGGAATAATAAATGGTGAAGCAGTATTAACTGATGGAAATAGCTTACAATCAGTAAGCACAAATAGTGTAATTTGGGAGGGTAATGGTGGTTTATTATTTAAAAATGGTTCTTCAGTTACTACTGCATATAGCGGTGGTACATCTACTTATGGTTTTGCTCTTGATTTAGATAATGGAACTTTGAAGCTATCTCAAAATGGAACATTTTATAATAGTGGAAATGCAGTTGTAACAAGCATAACAGCAGATACTTATTTACCTTTTTTTGCACCTAATGGTGGTGGTTCTCCTACTGAATTTAAAGCTAACTTTGGCAATCCAGCTTATGCAATCTCATCAAGCAACACAGATGGTAATGGCTATGGAAACTTTGAATATGCAGTACCATCAGGATATTATTCTTTAAACACAAAAAACCTAGCGGAGTATGGATAATGGCTTATACCTCAATCGACAAATCATCTGATTATATTAATACAGTTCTTTATAATGGTACAGGTAATAGTACAGCTGTAACAGGCGTAGGATTTCAACCAGATTGGGTGTGGGTTAAATGCCGAAGTAGTGGTGGCTCAAACAGTTATGCTCATGTTATAACAGATGTAGTAAGAGGTGTTAATGAAACATTATTTTCAAATGAAACTGATGGCGAAGTTGCTAACCATGCTAAAGGATATTTAAGTGCTTTTGGAACAGATGGCTTTACAGTAACAGGTGAAGATGGAACAAGTGCATCTGGACAAACATACGTATCATGGAACTGGTTAGCTGGTGGCTCTGCTTCTAATAATACTACTGGTGATATAACAGCATCTGTTTCTGCTAACGCTACTGCTGGATTTAGTATTGGTTCGTATAACACAAGTGCAATGGGATCAGCTAGTTCTACATATACAATTGGACATGGCTTATCTTCAGCTCCAACAATGGTAATTGTAAAACCTTATTCTACAAGTGATGATTGGTATGTATATCATCAAGCACTTGGAAATGCTAAATACATTAGATTAAATACAGATTCTGCTTCAACATCTAATTCTAATACTTGGGGGTCAACATCTCCAACATCATCTGTTTTTTCAATTAATACAACTTTTTGGGGAGTAAATTCAATTCAGAGTGTTTTTTATGCGTTTGCTGATGTCAAGGGCTATAGCAAGATGGGAAGCTACACTGGAAATGGAAGTACTAACGGAACTTTTAGTTACACTGGCTTTAAACCATCTTGGATTATGATAAAATATGAGGGTACAGAAGATTGGAATATGTATGATAATAAAAGAAACACTTTTAATATTGTTGGTCAACAATTAAAAGCAAACACAAATGCAGCAGAAACAGATAACGAAGATATTTTAGATTTTTTATCAAATGGGTTTAAACTTAGAACTACAAGAAGTAGAGCAAATGGTTCTGGTTTAAAATACATTTATGCAGCATTTGCCGAAAATCCGTTTGTAACGTCAACCGGAATTCCTAGTCCAGCTAGATAACAAGATCTTGATCTAACGTTAAATCTGATATAAACCATAATAAACAGGTTTTTATATGCTACAAAAATTAGGATTTTTACCAGGATTCAACAAACAAGTCACAGACACCGGAGCCGAAAGTCAATGGGTTGAAGGAGAGAACGTGCGTTTTAGATACGGCACTCCAGAAAAAATAGGTGGATGGAAACAATTAGGTGAGTCTAACCTTACTGGTGCAGCTAGGGGTTTACATCATTTTGTTAGTACATCTTCTATCAAATATGCAGCTATAGGTACTTCAAAAATATTATACGTTTATTCAGGTGGAGTTTATTATGACATCCATCCTTTAGTTAATCCTTCAGGGACAGCACTTACAAGTGCATTTAGTACAACCAATGGATCACCAATTGTTACAATAACATTTCCAGCACCTCACGATTTTCAAGTTGGAGACATTGTTTTATTTAGTGATTTTTCTGCTATTACAGGTTCTAATTATAGCGCTGCAGATTTTGATGGTAAAAAATATATGATAACTTCTGTACCTAGTACAACAACAGTTACCATTACAATGACTACTAATGAAACAGGAGCTGGAGCAACAACATCTGGTGGTGTAAAATACTATCAATATTATAGAGTAGGACCTGCAGAACAAGTAGGAGCTTTTGGATGGGGTATATCTTTATATGGTGGTAATGTTTTAGGAGCTATTACTACTACTTTAAATGGAGCAATTAGTGCAACAACAGGTGGTAACAATGGTTCAAGTACAGAAATTACATTAGGTAGTACATCAGGTTTTCCTTCAACAGGTACAAACCATGTTAAAATAGGCACAGAAGAAATATCATATACAGGTGTGTCAGGTAGTAAATTAACAGGTATAGGAAGAGGGGCCAGAGGAACTACAGCTACTACTCATTCAAATAGTGCAACGGTAACTAATACATCTTCTTTTACTGGATGGGGTTCGCCTGCATCTATTACAGATTCCATAGTAGATCCAGGTCTATGGTCCTTGGACAATTTAGGAACAACTCTTATTGCATTAATACATAATGGTGAATGTTTTAAATGGGATGCGGACGCAGCTAACCCAACAGAAAATAGAGCAATCATTATTCCAAATGCACCAACAGCGTCACGTGATATGTTAGTGTCAACTCCCGATCGTCACTTAGTATTTTTTGGTACAGAAAAAACAATAGGCACTAAGTCAACACAAGATGATATGTTTATTAGATTTTCTTCTCAAGAAAATATAGAAGAATACACACCTACAGCTGAAAATAGTGCTGGTACACAAAGACTGGCCGCCGGATCACGGATCATGGGCGCAACACTTGGAAGAAACGCTATTTATATTTGGAGTGATACTTCTATGTTTACTATGAGATTTGTTGGAACTCCTTTTACTTTTGCCTTCGAGCAAGTTGGAACTAACTGCGGATTGATTGGTATGAACGCAGCTGTCGAAGTTGATGGTGCTGCGTATTGGATGTCTGAAAATGGTTTCTTTAGATTTACTGGTAAGTTAGAATCTATGGACTGCTTGGTTGAAGATTATGTTTATGATGATCTTAACACAACATCTAATCAATTAGTTTACTGTGGTATTAATAATTTGTTTGGTGAGATTACTTGGTTCTATCCAACTCTTACTTCTAACGTAAACACTAGATCAGTTACTTATAGTTATTTAGACTCAACATCAAAAAGACCTATATGGTTTACAAATGAAAGTCCATTATTTGCAAGAAGCACTTGGCAAGACTCTGCTGTTTTTGGTTTACCTCATGCAACTAAATACGATGCATCAGATTCAGTATCTTTTGATGTTATAGGAAACACAGAAGGTGTTTCAATATATTTTGAACATGAAACAGGAGTTAATCAAGTAGAAGCAGGGACCCCGGATGTAGCTATTCCAGCTAATATTACATCTGGTGATTATGATATTACACAAAAAGTCATAAGAGGAGCTGCAACTAATTTAGGTGATCTTAGAGGTGATGGTGAAAATATTATGAGAGTAAGTAGAATCATACCTGACTTTATAGCACAACAAAATAACGTATTTGCAGAATTACAAGTTAGAGATTATCCAAATGATACTGCAGCAAGCTCACCATTAGGACCTTTTACTTTAACACCAAGCACTACAAAAGTAGACACACGTGCTAGAGGTAGAGCTATAGCTCTTACAATATCTAATACTGAAGTAGATACTAGTTGGAAACTAGGGACTTTTAGATTAGATATACAAACTGGAGGAAGACGATAATGTCAATTACAAGATTACAACAAGCTAGACAGATGTATGCAATGGGTCAAAGAGTTGCTAAAACTTTAGATGGTTCAAGACCTGGGTATCGTGGTTCAGATTACGGAGATCAAGCTAGAGGTACAGGTGCTTATAGTGGTGGACCTCCTGGAGGAGGAGCAACCGCAGGCGGAAGCGGAAGAGATTATTCTTCTGGACCTAGTAAATCTAGCAATACAACAGAAACTACAAGACATAACCCTCACACAGATTCAGGATATTCAAAAACATCTACAGTTACTGGTAAACAAATGCAATCCGCTGCTAGAGATTTTGTACAAACTTTAAATACTAATAATGCAATCAGAGCAGCACAAACAAAAACAAAATTTAGTCCTTTTGATAATTTTACACCTAACTTTGCACCTAAAAATAATCCTTTTAGTTTAGGAAATATAGCTAAAAATATTTTTTTAGGAGTTGTTGCTCCACAGTTATTAGCAGGAACTAAACTTGGTCCAGCTATTAATACTTTTAATCAAGTAAATCGAGTAGCCGGTTTATTTAATAAAAACATTGACGTAAAAGACACAATAAGTAATTTGTTTAGCGGAAATAA